TTACGGTTTGATTTGTTCCTGCAATTAAACCAGAAAATAATTTCAATCCACCAGCGCCGCCGCCGCCGCCGTAAGCGCCAGCGCCGCCACCTCCTGATATAACTAAAGCGTCAAAGGTTAAATTGGAACCAGAAATTCCTAAAGTACCATTGGCTTTAAAAGTACGATAAAAGTAAGTAGCGTCTGAAGTTAATGTTCCACCAGTAACTGTTGGAAGAGGTGCTGGGGTTACCGCAGTAGACGCAGAAGATGTGGTACCAGTTCCATTAGCATTGGTTGCTGCTACGGTAAATGTATAAGCAGTATTAGATGCAAATGTTGCACTTACTGTTACTGGAGAAGTTGTACCTGAATAAGAAAGAGATACTGAGGGCGAACTTACTACTGTAAGTGCAGTTAAATTTTTGCCGCCAGTACTTACTGAGAACGGAATAGATACAGAGGTAGAACTTACAACAGTAGGTGTTGCAGTAATAGTAGGAGTGCCAGGAACTGTAGTAGCAGTAACGGATGCAGAGGCAGAAGATGCCGCCGAAGTTGATGCACTATTTGTTCCAGTAACGGAGAAAGTATAAGCAGTCTGACTAGCAAGACCAGTAACTACAAGAGGAGAAGAGGCACCTGTAGCGGTAAAGCCGCCAGGACTAGATGTAGCGGTGAATGATGTGGCAGGCCAGTAAGCGGTATCTGGTGTAAAAGCAACACTGACAGCGCCATTATTAAAGGCACGGCTAGTGCCTACATCGGTACCCGTAACGGATGATGGAGCGACAGGAACATCGGCAACCTTGCCTGTAGTTCCATCTACAGATTGGCCATTGGCATTACGTACGCTCACTCTGGTACCTCCACTGTGTGATCTGCATTATCGCAAACCCAGTCGCAAGTTACTTCGTCAAGTGTCGCCTCGTCATGGCATTTAGGCAAGATAAAGGCATCGAGTTCCTCGTTGTAGGACATGCCAATTCCTGCATATCTAACTCTAATTTTGTTGTTGTAACTTGTACGGACGCAGCGTTGTCCACGGAAATTTTCGTAGTAAGTTTCCCAATCAGAAATGCCGTCTATTATTTCAAGTTCATTTCGTCCAACAATTACTTCTGTTACAACGTTATTATCATCAAGGAATGCATAGTGAGCCATCAGACTGTCACCGTTCCTGTTCCTGCTGTGAATGTATAGTATTTATAACCACCAGTTGTTACTTTTGTATAAGTTAATCCTGCATCTATAGATGTAAGATCTGCTTTTGCATCAGAGTACCGAAGTATTACAATTCCAGAACCACCACTAACTGATGACGAACCATTGCTACCTTGACCACCAGCGCCACCTCCTGTATTTGCAGTACCAGATTGACCAGTAGTATTACCGTTCCAAGCGCCATTTCCGCCGCCGCCATAACCACCTTGAGGTGTATTTGTTCGTGAACCTAGAAAGACCTGTCCACCAGCGCCGCCGCCAGCATAGTAGTAAGTTCCGCTAACATTTTGACCAGTTGAAGTAGCGGCTCCCCAAGCAGAATAACTTGAAGAACCAACACCTCCAGCGTTGCCAGAGTTTGAACTGCCATTACCATCAGCACCAACGCCACCAGCGCCTCCGCCACCACCTCCAGGAGATTGTCCTCCTGTTGAACCTGTGCCACCAGTATTTCCTTGTGACGGAGAGGTTGAAGGTGTGTTTCCTGAACCAGGTGAAAGGTAAGAGGAGTTACCAGAACCGCCACCACCAGAACCTCCGTTTTGACCTGCTATACCACCAGAAACAAATTTTGCAGCGCCAGCGCCACCACCTGTTGATGTAATGGTTGAAAATACTGAATCACTACCATTACCTGAACCACTACCACCACCTCCAATAGTGACCGTGTAATTAGATGAAGGAGTTAAATCCAATGCAGCATAACGAAGGCCGCCGCCGCCGCCTCCGCCAGTTCCTCCATCATATTTTCCTGAAGCACCTCCACCACCAGCAACTACAAGAGCCTCAATAGATAGCAAAGATAGTGGAGTAACTGAGTTACTTGCAGAAGATGCTGATGATGTCCCATTGGCATTTGTTGCAGTAACTGTAAATGTGTATGCAGTTCCACTGGTTAGACCAGAAACTGTAATAGGAGAAGAAGCGCCTGTTCCAGTTATTCCGCCTGGTGAAGACGTTGCTGTATAACCAGTTATTGAAGATCCACCAGTAGCACCTGCTGTAAATGCTGCGGTTGCTTGTCCACTGTTTGCTGCGCCAGCGGTTGCAGTACCGATAGTTGGAGCCTGTGGGACTGTGGTTGCTGTGAAAGAAGAAGAAGTTCCAGCGGCAGATGTATTGATGCTATTGGTTGCTGTGGCTGATACTGTGTAAGAAGTTGCACTTGATAGGCCCGTAATTGTTACTGGGTTGCTTGAAGAAGTTGTTGTGGTAGTTGCTGGGTTTGTAGTTATAGTTCTAGATGTTGGATTTCCGCCAGTTATATTTGTAAAGGTTACAGTTGCAGAACCATCATTGTATGCACGAGAAGTGCCGACGTTTGTAGCGCTAACTACAGGTGTATCTGCAACATCTGCTATAGCGGCAGGGAGGTTGCTCACACCACGGGACTTGCTGTCTGGCATGGTTACTCCTCTGTAATTGGGCTTACAAACTCATCTTTAATTGGATCGTACTTATCGCCCGATCCTGCATACTTCCCACGGAAAGAACCATTGTATGAGGTTTGAAGCCACTCAGTGTCTTGTCCGTAGAGTGACTTGCAGAATGCAATACCGATTAACTCTTGTTCTTGTCCGTTCTCATCTTTAAGAACTTCATTATTTACTACAATTACTTGGCGGACTATACCGTCTTCTATTCTTGCAAAATGCGCCATTATCCAATCACCACCACTACGTAACCTGAACCGCCATTTGCGCCGCCATTAGTATTATTTCCGCCCTGTCCACCATTACCTGTATTTGCTGCACCTGCAGCAGCAGCAGCATTATTTGCACTACCACCAGCAGCATAGGTTACAGATGTACCAGTAATAGAGTTAGCAAGACCTGTACCGCCAGCACCGCCTGTTGAAGCAGCACCCGCACCTCCACCACCACCACCAAAGTTTACGTTTGAAGCAGCATTATTTCCTTGACTTGGAAATCCTGAACCGCCAACAGATGTAGAACCAGAACAACCGCCACCAGAACCACCATTTGCGCCTCTATTATCTCTTGTACTAGTAGCACCAGAGCCAGTTGCTCCGCCGCCGCCTCCGCCAACGGCGACTAAACCAATACTAACGATTCCGCTGCTTTCTCCATTTACACCAGTAGTTTCTGCTGGCATAGCAGAGCCACCAGCACCTACAGTTACAGTTAAAGTACCAGCAGATAGTAATGCTGAGGAATTATAAAACATTCCACCAGCACCTCCGCCACCTCTTCCCAGAGAACCACCACCGCCGCCTGCAATTACAAGTACTTCTGCAGTACCTGCAGTTCCAACAGTGATAGAGCCAGAGCCAGTAAATTTATAAATAGTCTTACCAGCACGGGTAGACGAATCAATAGTAGGTGAGCCAGTGGTTGCGGTTACTGTTGCTTTACCTATACCACCTGCTGATACTGGAGAAAATAGAGGACTCATTTTATTGGGCCGCCTTTACGCATACTTTACTGGGCCTGCACCGAATACGGTGTAGGTTGGGGTTGCTGCTGTCTTTACAATAGTAAATTGATATACATCTACAGAGGAAGCATTTCCTGCTGATGGCGCTGTGCCACCAGAGTACTTAACTGTCTGTGCGTTGCCATCAATGGTTAGCGCAGTCATGTAGTACGCAGTTGAACCTTGTGTCACTAAGAATGAGATTGTAACTGAATCGTTAGTGGCTAGTTTTGAAGCAAGAGTTGTTGAGCCAGTACCACGAACGTTTAGTGTCCAGTTAGCAGAAGCGTTAGTTGTGTAATATAAAACGCCCTGAGTATCAGCATCAAATTGCACTGTTCCAGTAGCCGCTGTTGCTGAGATGGTTGTACGTTCTTCTGGCGAGATTACGACAGGGGCATTTTCAGTAGCGTTATTAATTGTAGGGGTAGTAAGAGTCGGGGAAGAAGAGGCCGCCTTAGTATTTATCTGTGTCTGGATAGCAGAAGTAACACCATCTAGATAGCCTAACTCTGTGGCGTCTACGGCTGCAAAGGCCGAACCTGCTGTCGCTAGATCTCTTGCTTTTGTCATTTATCTACCTATTCTGTAGGGCTTACTTTTAACTTGAGCAGTTTTAATCCGTACTCAGGGATAAGTTAATTAAAAACGTAGTACGTAAATCACGCCCTGTGTTCCAGCGCCACCAACAGAGTTTGCACCTCCGCCACCGCCACCGCCGCCGTATCCACTAGCAGCACCACCATTAAGGCTGTTTGACCGTCCACCAGTTCCACCGCTACCAATTGGTACAGTTCCAGTATTTCCAGGATAGCCAGGAGTTCCAGAGTTAGCAGAACCTCCACCACCGCCGCCTGTTGTGCCATTAACAACAAATGGATAAATTAAAGTTGTAACACCACCATCATTTCCAGCACCGTTATTACCTTGTCCACCTGCTGCACCAGCACTATTGTAAGTTCCATTAGTTGCGGTTCCGCCTCCACCGCCAGTGGCGCCACTTGCGCCGCCAGCGCCACCAGTACAAGTTATACCTGCAAATGTGGTTGTTCCGCCAGTTGTGCCAGTTCCACCACCGCCAGTTCCACCAGTCCCTGCTGCACCAACTACAGCCGCCATTGAACCAGTTAATTGAACAAGTTTTCCAGCAACAGCACCAGAGCCACCCCCTTTACCACCATTACCACCAGTAATGCCACCACCACCACCACCGCCACCGCCAACAACAATTGCATATCCATAACCAGATGTGCTTGTTCCTGTATAAGTAGATGAACCTAAAGTGGTAATTGTATCTAAAGTACCGCTCAAATTGTTAACTAAAGAGGCTGCTGTTTTTGTAATTGTTACGACGACACTGGAACCAGTATCAGTCCACAAGCGAACTCTATCTGCTGCGCTTCCAAGATTTATTGCTACAGTTCCAGATGCTGTAACAGCAGTGGTAACTAAAGTGCTTACACCTGAATAAAATTCAACAGTTGCAATGGTAGTGGATGCACAAGTTACTGTGTAGACACCTGAGTCTAAAGAAACTGATGCTGCATATAAAACAGCAGGAGATGTTGCCGTAATTGCTGATGCGTTAAGTGTTGATGTTACTGGTACTGGGATTACGTTGATTGCCATTACGCTATCTCCACTCCGTTTATATTAAAGTTAATTGTAGTTGCAGATGCGCCACCAGTAATGGTGTGAGTTGCTGATAGTACTAACTTACAGTCTATGTAGACCGTAGTATTTGCAGCGATTGCTGCCGTAGTATGAAGAGCGACCTGTGAACCAGATGGGCCCAAAGCCAATGTGAATGTGCCTGCAGATCCTGCAGTATTAGTTACGGCAATGCCAGTGACTACTGTTGTTGTAGACGCAGGTACAGTATAGAGAGTTGTAGTCGTAGTTAACGATGCCGCTGCTCTAGCGAGGTTCTTAGTTGTTACAGCCATTAGTTACTGTCCTTTTCTTTAGATTGCTTGCATTATAGTTAAGTCTAGATAATCATCTGTCCAAGCAATTCCTGCTGTTGCAGTTGAATCTGCAATGATTGTTTGTGGTAGAGCGCCAGAAGCAGATGATGAGGTACCTACTGCTACACGAGTCACTACGTTATCACCAGTAGCAACTAAGATATCGCCCTTTGCATCAACCAGAGTCTGATCAATTGCATTTGTGATTGTGAATGGTGAGAAGGTTAAAATTTCTACTACGTCGTTTGCTGCTAGTGCAGTGAGCGCTGTGATGCTGGTTCCAGTAGAGGCTGTGTAGTCAGAGCCACGAACCAACATCACGCCGTTGAGATATACCTGCTCCATACCTACTGTATAGCCGAGAACGGAGCCGTTGGCATCTACGCCAGAAACACTAGTTTCTGCACCAACAGCAACAAAACGATAGCGTGTGAGTGTTGCTACGGTGGACGATGCTGTTGAGATACTCATTAGGAGATTTCACTTCCAAAGGCGGAAAAAGATAGTGTTGCTGTTGATGCATAGATGCGGATGACATCTGTTGTTGCAACAGTGATACCGAGAGTCAAGGCAGTTGCATCTGATCCCGCAACTGTTGCTCCATAGACGATGTAGTGCTTTGGATCAATTGCTGCACCTGCGGGGCTAACTGCGATGCGATATGTTGCTGCAGTAGATGATTGATTACAGATCATGATGGTTGATACCACAGCAGATGTAGATGCTGGTGCGGTATAAAGAGTTGTGAGGGTTGTAGCGCTTGGATTGCTTTGAGCAAGTACCTTATAATTAGTAGCGATAAAAATCACTCCTTCAATCGGTGTTGCGTCGTACTAGACGTGCAACAGTTCTGGACACATGGCTGTCTGATATATCAAACTTCTTGGCTATATCTGAAAAGAATACTCCGTCTTCTGCCATTTGTCTGATGATATCAATATCTATATCACTTAGTTTGGCATTTGGGTGACTTTCTCCAAACGTGTGGCGACCCTTTGAAACCTTATCTAAAACGTTCTCTCTGGGGGTTCCAGGAAACAGGTGTTGAGGATTTACGCAAGGAGGATTGTCACAGGTGTGGCAAGCATGCCACCTACTTGGAACAGGTCTTCCGTCTAATTCAAGGGAAATTCTATGGGTGTACTCGAGTTCTCCATTCCAATACATTAAACCGTAATTGGCCGCTGTTTTAGACCCCTGCCATTCCCAGCATTCATTTTTTGATTTAACGTCGACGTGTTCCCAAAAACGGGCTGTAAGTGTATGGGATTTACAAAGTATAGAAGCCCCTTGACTACCTGCAAATGTTTGAGCAGGTTCGCCACACCAGCATAGGGGTGTAGGAGTTCCATAGGATTTGTTAATTTTCCAATGGGTACCACACATGCCTTTGGCACGATATTTATTGGTGCAACCTGTAACTACACATACCTTCATCTAATTATTCTAGACTCTTTATGATAGGTTGGCGACATGAATTTGGTGCATAAATCGGTTTCAAGGGGCGGAAAATTAGCGGCCCTAGTCATACCTCCAACCCTGACCTCTGGTACTGGGCAATGTAATCCATCAGTATTTATTGATGACGATGGAGACATACTTGTCAACCTACGTCACATTAATTACACCCTCTATCACGCAGAAAAAGATCAGAAGTTTCCAAGTCCTTGGGGGCCCCTATCTTACCTGCATCCTGAAAAAGATAGACGATTGGTTACTGTCAATTATCTCTGTCGCCTTGACGAAGATTACAGAATCACTAACTACACAGAAGTAGATTACTCCGCTTTCAATGTGGAACCAATCTGGGAGTTTGTAGGCGAAGAAGATTGCCGTGTGGTTCGTTGGGATGGAGACCTCTACCTTATCGGTGTCCGTAGAGATACCACTACCAATGGAGTTGGCCGTATGGAGTACTCCAAGATCAAATTAGATAAAGATAAATGGACCGCTACAGAAGTACAGCGAGTCCGTATTCCTGCGCCATTAAAAGATGATTCGTATTGTGAGAAGAACTGGATGCCAGTTCTAGATATGCCATACCATTTCGTCAAATGGACTATGCCTACAGAGTTAGTCAAATCTAATCCAGATAAGCCAGAGACAGAGCAAGTCTTTATCAAAGAGACACCGCCCGCTCCCAATGACCAGCGTGGTGGTTCACAGATCCTTCCTTGGAAGGACTACTACATCACCGTCACACACGAAGTAAAACTGTGGAAGAACTATCTAAATCAGAAGGACGCCATATATCGTCACCGTCTAATTGTCTGGGATAGAGATTTTAATTTCCTAGGACATAGCCCAGAGAACTTCTCCTTCTTAGATGGACAGATTGAATTCTGTCCAGGAGGAGCCATCTATAAGGGCGATCTACTTCTTACATTTGGCTTTCAAGATAACGCCGCATTCTTGTTGCGAGTACCTGGAGATCTGGTAGATGAAATGATTGCGGAGGCAATAGCGTGAGCAGAATTGAATCTCTAGTTGTCGATCTGTCGACCGATGCGTTTAATCCTGAAAAGAACTTTGAGTTGGCAGTCGAGTACGCAAACTTAAAGCAGACCGCCTCTGCAGCCTCTTTCTTTTTACGTGCCGCAGAATACGGCCACGACACACACCCACTGATTGTCTACGCATCTCTACTGAAGATGTCTCTTTGTTTTTCAGATCAGAATGATAGAGATGCAACTCTCTTAAATCTTCTGCATGAGGCTATCGGCTATCTTCCTGGAAGACCAGAGGCGTACTTCTTATTGTCTCGTTGGTACGAACGCCATAGTGATTGGCGAAAGGCCTACACCTTTGCCGAGGTAGGACTTAACTTTGCTTCATCAACTTACCACCTCCCACTCCCTACATACGTAGAGTATGAAGGTCCTTACTGTTTGATCTTTGAGAAAGCGGTATCTTGTTGGTGGCTTGGTCGTAAGGAAGAGTGTAAGACCTTATTTGAACACCTACTAAATAACTATGAGATGACCCCAGGCTATGTCAATAGTTCTTTAGGTAACTTGAAGTTGTTTAATAAGTAAGATGTTAGTAGTACCTTATGGAAGCAGCCATGAGAATTGGAAAGAAGCACTTTCTCATACCTCACCAATTTGGAATGAACTACCTTACGTTGAGACAGTTGTAGTTGTTGATGATGTGAATTTTCCTTTAAAACAAATATCTAGCAAGTATGCAAAGACAGTTCTAATACCGTTAAAAGAATCAGCCATACTTGATCATCCACAAGAGTATCTGACTTTAGTTCCCCCTAAAGAGGTAGTAGATATTTCATACAATAAAGATGTCTTTTACAATTTTATTTCAGAACATGGGTTTAAAAATAATCTTCCACAGCAATTAGACGCTCCTGATTTTAGTAGGCCGTTTATTGTAAAGAGGCTGTGTGGTGAAGGTGGTCTAGGAATATTTTTAGTATGGGATGAAGACCGCTATAAAGAAGTAATGCAACAACCATCTCTTAAAGATCAGCCATATAGGTTAGAAGAGTACGTTGAGGGAGATGATGAATACGTGTTTTACGCCGTGTGTAAAGATGGAAAAATACTTTGGAATGCTAATTTGATGGGGCAACCACCCATAGACTCACGGGTTCAAAAGGGTTCATTTACCAATGCTTCTGTGGTTAAAGTAACCTCAGAAGTATATGAAGTCTTTAAAGGTATCCTTAAAGCGTTTAACTATGAGGGCCCTGCAAATTTTAATTACAAATTAAAAGATAATAAACCAATAATATTTGAGATGAATTCAAGAATTGGCGGAACTTTAATGGACCCTAAGTTTAGCCACCTACTATCTGGGTGTTTAAAGGCTATTACTTTAAATGCTTATAAAAAAGAACGGAACATTACCTAATGCTAAATGCCCCCTACGAGGTGTTCCACA